CGTGCTATTATAATACAACACAGTGAGCTCCTTTCAAAATATATCTCACTGTGTGTTGTTCACTAACGCCACGGTGGGCTAGACTGATGTGAAGGCATCACACATTCTTTGCAATGCATTGAATACACCGTGGCTGAACTCTTCACAAATCTGAGAAAACTTTTGGCTTCACTGTAGATGATGGTGGCGACACAGAGGCCTACCCAAAAAAATATTGGTTGACACATAGAGGCACAGTGCAAAAATAATCTCACCTATTTTTGCTTAAAGTGGTGTTATTATTGCCACCTTGCCCCACTGTAAATAACTGTGATGGCACATTATTCTCAGGAACGTTTTCAACAGTATATCAAAGTCTCACACAGTGGTTGTTGGTTATGGCAACGGGCCTGCAACTCACAAGGCTACGGTGTAGCAGTGTGTTGTGGACGACACTGGATGGCTCACCGTCTCGCCTGTGTGCTTTACCGTGTCAAGAACTACCGTCATATAGCATCAAATGTAGTGCTTCATCGTTGCGACAATCCTCAATGCTGTAACCCCAAGCATCTTCAGATTGGCACACAACGTGAAAATATGGTGGATGCCCGTGTCAAGGGTCGCTGGGGCACCTTCAAAAAAAGTCGCATACACAAAGATAAATAATCACATACAAGTAGCAGTAGAGCCCGCAAGGATAACTCAACTGATGCTTGAACAGTTAGACGGGCCCAAGTCTAGAGGATAACCAGCAAACACTGGCCCTCAACAACAAGGATAACTCATCAACGCATTTAAACTAACCGTGATAGAATCACGTATTATGAAAGGTAAAATCAAATGGCAGCAGTAGGAAACAACTTGTCAAGCAACGCTTTCATTACTATGTTTGGTGATGAGGTAACTCACATCGCACAACAAAAAGCTTCAAAGCTTCAGGGTGCAGTAAGAACAGTTAGAGGCGTTGTAGGTAGCACATACAGATTCCCAGTATTGGGTAAAGCGGGTGTTATCAAAAACAAAACAGCTAAACAAGACATTGAAGCATTATCACAGATTGATATCAATACTGGATCTTCAGGAACTCTTGATTTAGATTCAGGAACATTCATTGGCGACAGCACTGGCACAACAGCGGCAGACGTTGATGTAATGAACCACACAAACAAAACAGCAACATTGGACAACTATTCAACAGGTGAATATGTTGATGATTTTGATGCATTAAAAACAAACATTGACTTACGTTCAGCATATGCAGGTAGCATTGCATCAGCAATGAGCCGTGCGTATGACACAGTAATCATTGGTGCATTAGACTCAGCAAGAAGTTCAATGACAGCAGTAGCTGAAACAACATCAGGCACATTAGTTAGAGCGGACTTACAAGCAGTTCACAATGCTCTAAATGCCAAAGATGTTCCAATGAACGATAGATATCTTGTAGTTGACTCAGCAACATACGGTGACATCTTAGGTGACACTAACATTGTTGGCAACGCAGATGGTCCATTGTCACAAGCATTAGCAACTGGTATCTTACCAAACGTATTAGGTTTCAACATTATTATGTCAAACCTATTAACGGCAGTAGATGCAAATGAAACATATTCATATGCATTCCACAAAGATGCAGTTGGTATGGCGATTGGTAAAGACATCACAACTATGGTGAACTATGTTCCGCAAAAACTTTCAACATTGATTGCGGCAGAGTTCTCAGCAGGTTCAGTGGTGATTGATCCAACAGCTTGTGTATCATTATCAGCTTAATGATATAAATAGAAGTGTAATATTAGTCATTTTATTACATTCCTATAAAGATATATGTGTTGAAAAGGGCGGAGGCAACTTCGCCCTTTTTTCGTGGCTAAATAAACATACAAGGAAACACCCATTATGGCAACAACCAAGTTTACAATCGCAACGCAGGCATTATTGAAAATAGGTGGTAATCCTATTTCAACATTTGACGGCACAGACAGAGAATCAGTTGTGGTTTCAAATATGTATGAAGACACCAAAAAGTCATTGCTGTATACAACATTTTGGAACTTTGCAACACAAAAAACAGAACTAGCAAAACTTTCAGAAACATCACCAGATGCAAACTATCAACACGTTTATCAACTTCCAGGTGATTACATCAGAGTCAAAGGCATATTTGACACCAGTGGTGTAAAAAGAACAGATTATTCAGTTGAGAAAAACAAAGTGTATGCAAACATATCACCATTAAACTTAGAATACATTCAAGAAAAATCAGAAACAGACTTTCCACCATTCTTTACAGAAGTGTTGATAGCAAAACTGGCATATGAAATATGTGAAGCTGTCACAGGTGTAGGAACCATACAAGAAAGACTTGCAAGAGATTATGAAAGAAAACTACAACAAGCAAGAACAGTTGATGGACAAGAAAATCCACCAAGAGCGTTTTTGGATGAAGGTAGATTGATAAGAGCAAGAGGTGGCAACACTGACTCAGTGATTTATCCAAGGAGTTAGACAGTGGCACAACTTAAAGTTATCCAAAACTCATTTACATCAGGCGAAGTTGGTGCATATCTAGATGCTAGAGAAGATTTAGATATTTACAGAACAGGTGCCAAAACTATTGAAAACTTTTTTGTATTACCACAAGGTGGATTATTAAGAAGAGGTGGTTTTGAATATATTGCTGGTGTTACAGCAACAGAATCAGAAACAGGTTTTTCAGCACACTCAAGATTGATTCCATTTAGATTTTCAGTAGAACAAGAATATGTGTTGGTGTTTGAAACAGGCAAGTTCACTGTGTTTAGAAATGGACTACAAGCGGCAGTGGTTACAGATTCATTGCTCAACAACTTTACATCTTCAAACATCAATGAATGGAGATTTGCACAAACATTTGATACATTGATTTTGGTGCACGAAGATTATGCTCCAATACAAATAACTAGAAGCAGTCACACCAGTTGGACAGTAGCTCAAGTTTCATTTTCATTTTTACCATTGGTAAACTTTGACAATGGTATTGATTTGACACCAAATAATGTTAATGCAACAACACTCACAGCATCATCAAATCCTTCAAGTCATTTTTCAAATGGTGACTATGTGCAGATAAATGGTGGTTTGTGTAAAGTAACAGGTGTTAGTTCATCTGCATTAACAGTTACAACAGAAGAACATTTGTCAACAACTACAGAAGCATTGTCAACAGAGTATCGTCAAACTGCTTTTTCAAACACTCTTGGTTGGCCCAAGTCAGTGACATTTCACCAAAACAGATTGATATTTGGTGGCAGTAAAAGCAAACCACAAACTATATTTGGATCACAAACGGGAGATTTATTCAACTTCAAACCCACAGAAACTGTGATTAACAGCGATAGTAATCCTGTAGGACAAGTAAATGACTCAACTGCATTTACATTCAGCATTGGATCAGACAGTGCAAACATTATTAGACACGTGGTATCCAAACAAACACTATTCATTTTTACATCAGATGGTGAGTTTGAAATGACTGGTAATCCAGTTACACCAACCAATGTAAACATTAGACTACAAACCAAATACGGAATACAAGACAATGGTGCATTACCAACCACAGTTGACAACGAAGTTATGTTTATATCTGCCAATGGTAGAGAACTTAGAGGCTTTGTGTTTGATTTCAACTCAGATGGTTACTATGCAAAGAACTATACCATTGTAAGTCACGATGTTTTGAACAATCCACAAGATGTTGCATTTGTTAGAGCACACAAAAATACCAATCAAAACTATGTTTTCATTGTAAACAATGATGGAGAACTAGCAGTATTTGGTATCAATGTTGAAAAACAAGTGGCAGGTTGGAGTAGATTTACAACAAATGGTAAGTTTAAGAAGGTTGTGGCAGTAAATGATGCAGACACAGACCCAGAAACACAAAGATTATACGCAATAGTAGAAAGAACTAGAACAAAAGATGATGGCACAGCAATAACTTGTTATCATTTAGAGAGATTAACAGAAAATACCATCTTTTTAGATGGTTATGTGCCAGTAGACAACACACCAGCAGACGCATCTATTACAGGATTAACAATGTTTGCTAATCAAACTGTCAATATTGAAGCAGATGGTATTGTTCACGCAGACAAAACCATTGGAACATTTGCTGGAGGTGGTGCATTGTCGTTGGATGACAACTATTCAGCAGTGAATATTGGCTACAACTACACATCAAAACTTACATCACTGACTTTACCAGTTCAAGCAAATGGACAACCATACAGAGGTGAACAAATAACCAAAGTTTCAGCATTGGTAAACGTCAACAACACACAAGCATTGGCTATTGATGGCACAGAAATCAGTTTTAGATTTACAGGACAGAGTTTAGACTCAGCAATCAATCCATTTACAGGCACAAAAAAACTGTTTGTGGGTGGTGTATCAACAGATCCAAAGATAGAACTAACAGTGTCAACACCATTACAATGCACAGTTTTAGGTGTGACAACAGAAGTGAAGTTTGGTGAATAAATATTATGATTAAGGAAATGAAATGCCCCAGTTAATACCAGCAGTAACGTCAATAGGAACAGCACTAGCCACAGCCGCACCTTATATTGCGGCGGCAGGCACAGTGTATTCAGCATATCAAAATGTTCAACAAGGTGAACAGCAAGCCGCTATATCAACATATCAAGCAGAACAACAAGGAGCGGCATTGGCAGAAAGAGCCATTGAACGTAAAAGGAGATTGAGGAAAACTGTGGGGGCACAAAGAGCATTGTATTCAGCCAGTGGTGTTGGATTAGAAGGAACACCAACTGATGTGTTTGAGCAAACTGCAAAAGAGTTTGCTTATGAAGATTATGCAGATAGATTTGACACACTAGCCAATATTGGTAGTAAGTATATGGAAGCAGATGCTTATCGTAGAGCAGGCAGACAAAAAGCTGTTGGCAACTTACTTGATTTTGGTATATCTTGGGGAATGAGAGGCTAATGTTAGGCTTTGTTGATTGGTTATACAACACCAAAGCAATAAAAGCCAAAGATATTGATTGGTATTCAA